AACATTTAAACATAGGTAATTTAAAACTTCATCTTTAAAAAATACGCACATTCCTTTGTCAAATAGGCATAATTCTAAAAATCTTTCATCCACACTATCTGGCAAATTATGCCATTTATATCGGCTAATCGCCAAATCTCTTAATCGATAAAAATAATAGTCATATGTTCTATTATTTTTTATGGCGCTGTCCCACCTATCATATTTTCTTTTCATATTACCCTCCTTTTACGGTTGGTTATTTAATGAATAATTCCCGACATTATTTCCATTTTTCCAATAAGTTACCCCATTATTATGTATAGACTTAATATGAGCCATTGCATCAACTGGGATAGAACCGGTAATTGAACAATCTCTTGTTTTTACATAATTCCATTGGGGTCTTGAATGTGTGTTCGGGACTTTTACACGGTCTGTTTGGTAGCCGTATTTATCAAAATAATCATCTAATATTTTAGCATATTCAACTGTAATTTGCATACGCTTAAAATAAAAATCTTTTAAATTTAGGGCAACGTCTACATCTGAACCGCTAGAGCTGCCTCGTCCTTGATTGGGGGCGTTATATGCTTCTAATTCATTCGCGATAGATGAACCTAAACCGAGAGCTCCACCAATAACCGCAGTTGGATTTTCACTTAATAGACCTAATGCAATACTTCCGACACTCCCGATATATCCAACAAATGATGAAGCGCCGTTTTGTGCTAACCATGCCCTATAGTAGTCTAAGGTATAAGGGACTTGAGGAAACGCCTTCATTGAAATTTTTTCGACAATATTTTTATCAAACCCATTGTACTTTAAGGGGATTGCGGCAATCTCAGCATTACAGTTAATAATTCCGTCAATATCAAATGTACAATTATTATAATCTTCAAACCATTCATATCGATAAGTTGCACTTCTACCATCTACTGTTACGCCTATAAAATTATATGGATAGCATAAAAGTTTTTTATTTCTAGGGGTATAATTACCCCCAATATTATTTTGATCGCTTAAAATAAAACCCTTTTCTCTGACGTTTTCATCAGGTAAAGTTGCAAATTTAGTTGGCATTAAAAATATCGAAATAATACTATCTGTTTTCAAACCTTCTAATAAGTCTAGCGCATTATTAACATCAGTGCTAGAATTAAGAGGAGCAGAGAAATATTTAATAGGAGAAAATAGCCCTGTAATAATTGGATTTGTAATATCAGCAATTTCACTAGCATATGCAATAATTAAAGACCAACTATTAAACCATGATGTCCTTACACTATCATAACAAATAATCGGACCAAAATCGATATTCTCAAGAACAAGGTTTTCACCTCTTACGTCTGTAGCGCTGTGTTCCCGTTCTACAAAACATTCTTTTAAAGTGAAATCAAAAAACCATGTCTGAATATCATCTATTTCGAAAGTAATTCGTGAAGTATCGTTATTTACATATGTAACGGAGGTAATAAAAGCATAAAACCATTTATTCCCAAAAGCAGTATTTTGATACATTATATAGTTACAATCATAAAGTTTTTCGGAATTAATGCCAATCATTAAAGCTTCGTCATTCCGCTGGTATGTATAATCGTTTAAGCTAAACTTTGTTTTAGAATTGAAAAACGAAAGTTGTGCACTTAAACTTGAAAAATATATTGTATCATTGTATGTATTATCTAATGGTACATCATGCAACACTCTTATAGTTGTGTTTGGTTCAATAACCATTTTATTACCTCCTAGACATTTTACTCGGTAGGCGCAACGGTTGTAATTGTAGCGGTTCCACTCTTTTCAGGGTCATAAACAGATGTTGCTGTTATGGTTACTTTCCCCGCTGTTCCTCCTGTAGAAACACTTACATAGCCGTTAGCATCAACGGTTGTAGTTGCTGCATTGCTTTTCCATGTCACGCCTTTAGGCGGGAAATTCGTACCTGTTACAGTAGCGGATAACTGAATACCCTGTCCCTGTGTTACAGTTGCGGCAGAGGGTGAAACAGTTACAGCCGTTACCGTCGGGTCAGCATCTACAAACAATACAGCGTTTGCAAAAGGTGATACAGAGAATGTTTTCCATACTTGATACCAATACTGCCAATATAATCCTTCACCGTTATAATCTTCTGTAAACTTATAGAAATTATCAAATATCATAAAGAAATTCCTATCCACGATTACAGCCGGTACTTTAGACAATGCAGTTTTTTCATCCTCAGTAAGAGGCGTATATGTGGTGTATGGGTCGTCTGCAAATAACTTTTGTAGCCTCTTATCATCTAAAGTTGAAAATCCGTCAATAAGAATTCTATGGCCCATAAATTCAGCCTTATCCATATTAAAAGAAGTTGCAAGCACTTCTACGCCCATACGTGCCTCGAATTTAGCATCTATTATAACAAACTGGTCGTCCTTTAAAGTGTTCGTATAAACACCAGCCATATTGTTATCTGTTCCTAAAAACTCTAGCATATTAGAAACGCCTTTAATTGTGGATACAACACCTTGAATATTTGTAGCGCTATCCGCTGGTAGAGTATAAGGCTTAAAGTATCCATTTGAAATCGACCTTGCAAGCAAATATTTCATAGTCTGGTATTCATCATAATTTGCCGCGGTATACATGCTATCAACTATCTTTGCAATTAAGTCAGTAATTCCTTCCCATGATAAAAATGCCTGTCTTAACTGGTCGTCACTTATTGTGTCTTTATAGAATTTCTGATAGTTAAGTGTGTGGAAGGCACTTCTAACATCAGGAATTTCCCGTTTCATAAAATTAGTTTCAGCTACAGACGGGTCAAACTGATGAGGAGTTGCAATATTTACAAAAATTTCCTCTATGCTTTCGCCATATTCCACAAGGCCCTTTTTAAATATCTCCCACGGGTTATAATATGTTTTTGATGTTATAATAACCCTTGCAATGCGGTTATAAAGCGCTGTTAAAAATTCATTTGTTAGTGCTGTATAATTCATTACGATATTGCCAATCTCTTTAATAGAAGCAATATCTTCGCTGTTTGCTCTTGGCACCATACTTCTGTATGTCTCTGTAGCACTGTCATGAATAGCGTTTAATATCTGTGCCGAGTTTGCTGTTAAATTAGTTTTTGTTGGTGCTTTTGGCATTTATACACCCTCCTTTTCATCGAATAATTCATCAAATGATACGAATTCCTCTTCGGATTTTGTATCTTCTTCATGCCTATCTACTACTTCGTCCGGAGTAGTAAAAAATCTACTTGTGTATTTAGTGCGCCAATAATCGTCTAAGTCATTATATTTTGTCTCCCAATCTTCACTAATTTGTCTTATGCGTTCCTCATAAGTTGAAGTGTTGTCGGTAGTCGAAATACTATCCTGTATATCCTCATACACACTTAATACATCATCATCATTTCTATCGCCTAAAATTTCTTTTAGCTTTAAAATAATGTCCTCACTTTTCTTTACCAATTAAATATACCTCCTTTTCAAATAAAAATAAAATGGCATTTTATGCAACTGCCCGGGTGGGTCAGGCGGGTCAACCCCGCTCAAATATTTATACCATTCTTGAGCTTGAGTACCTCTAAACGGTTGGTTTAAATCAGTAGGCCGCTCATAATTATATAAAAAAGTCATCCCTAAAGTATAGGGGTCAGCCTCACTCGTTTTAAATTCTTCAAAACTCATTGGATAAGCTGATGTTGATATCCACTGTTCATGCTCTGCAACTTCCCATTCTATCCGCATTAAGTTACTATCCATTTGGGTATAATCCAACCCTCGTTCATTCGCCCAATCCAGATATTTAGATGCAGGGGTCCATTGCGTAAGACCAAATCCTCCATTTAAATTGCCCTCATTTAAATCTTCCCATATCCCCGGATTAATTCCGCTTTCAGTTTGCATATTTCCAAACATTCCAGAGATAGCGTTTAAACTCCACCCGTTTGCATTAAGCCATCCATAACAGTAAGTGGCATTCATTTCCATTTGTTCTCTTGTAAGATAAAAATTTCCACCTATCCAATCAGCCATATTTTTTACCAACCGTTTAAATGTTTTTCTTTCATAAGTGACGGGAAATCTATGTACGCAACATCTAAATCTACATTTCCATTAATACCGGAAATTTTACCGGTCGGTGATTTTTGCCATAAATTAACATCTCTATTAGGTTCTGTGTTATATCTCGCATACCATAAGTCGAACCTATCAAATATCTCCGAGGGGTATTTATTTTTTATATAATCTTCATTTGTGTATATACCCGCATAAAATCCATTTTTTTCTAAATGTTCACAAAAACTTGTAGCCATAGATTTTAATAATGTTTTAGTTATATTCACGCCATTTTTTTTAGCATAATCAACACTATCATATTCAAAATCAAAATACAAAGGATATTCCGGTTTATGGTATCCTATCACTCGTAATAAGTAGTCTGCTTCACGTTCCGCCATATCCTTATTATATGCATAGGAGAACCAATAGAGCCCGTAAGGGATTTTATATTTTTCACATTGTTCTATATTGTAATTAGCGTATTCATCTACGTTTCCCTTTCCATACCCTGCGCGAATAATAGCAAAATCTATATACTTTTTTGCTTTACTCCAATTTATTTTACCTTGCCACTTTGAAACATCAATACCGTTATACATCGATATCCTCACCCAATCTTTCAGCTAATTTGATTAATACCTGCGTATTTTCGTTAATCGTTTCAGTTATTCTTTGCATATCCTCAGAATGTTGCTTATTTACTTTGTACATGAACCAAAATAGAACCCCGCAACATACAATCGGAAAACCTACAGATGAAATAAGTGTAATTATGTCATTGACAGTCAACTTAATAGCCCCCCTTTATTATTATATAATAATCATAGCATTATTTAATGATTGTGTCAATATAAAAGTTATTGACATTCAGTTTGAAAAATTGTATAATTTTTATAAGAAAGGAGGTGCAAAAAATGAAAAATATAAAAGTATATAAAATAACAATTATCTATAAAGAAAATGATGAAATCAAAAATAATATAATTTATTCACTTAATCCCCCAAAAATAAGGGAATTAAAGCGCCATACTGGATATATGGGTTATGAGTATTTAAGATATACATTAACTTTATCAGATAGTGACATAACAAATTTAATAAAAATAAAGGAGAATAAAAATGTACAATAATTTTACTTTTTGCGGTAGATTAACAAAAGCCCCCGAGATAAGAAAAACAAATACGAATAAAGATATTTTATTATTTAGCGTTGCTGTTCAAAATAATTATAATGATAGTGACGGTACACGGTCGGCAGAATTTTTTGACTGCATTTCATCTAAACAAGGGTTGCTTAATTACTCTAAATACTTAACTAAAGGCGACTACATTCTAGTAAGTGGAGAATTGCATACCTATACAAAAAATAATGTGACACGAATAAGTGTAAGAGCGGACACCATTGATTTACTACATAAAGCTTCTAATAACACACAAAAAGAAAGCACTAAGCCTAACGATGAAGTACAGTTGTCACTCCCATTTTAATTAAGATAAGGGGGGAGGTATTACCTCCCTTTTTTATTCTAGGAGGTATTTATTATGGCTAATATTAAATGGCGTGAAAAGGATATTGCTAATTTAAAAAAGCAAATTAATAGATATAATCGTAAACGCCAGCGAATTGCTAAAAAGAACCCTGAATTTAAAGAATTTTTACCGCCTGCACTTAACACAAAAATAGAAAGAAAAAATATTACTACGAGACGGGAATATAATTTATTAATGAATAGAATTAATAGATTTTTAAATAAAAAAGATTTAAAATATGTAACAACTAGTGGCGGTGTAAAGACTACTGATTATGAATTACGCGAACTTTCAATCCTCCATAGAC